CTCAGCTGCACCAGTCAAAAACGAGGGTTCTGCCATCGCTTATGACAATGCACAAGAGGCTTTCACAGCTCGTTATAACCACGAAACCATCGCCCTTGGCTTCTCCCTAACGGAAGAGGCAATCGAGGACAACTTGTATGACAGCCTATCAGCTCGTTATACCAAGGCTTTGGCTCGTGCTATGGCTTATACCAAACAGGTTAAAGCCGCTGCTGTGTTGAATAACGGTTTCACTAACTCTGCCGTTTATTACGGTGGTGACGGTGTACCTTTGTTCTCTACCCAGCATCCTTTGGTTTCTGGTGGTGTAAACAGCAACACTCAATCTACCCCTGCTGATTTGAACGAAACTTCCTTGGAAGCTGCCGTTATTCAGATCGCTGCTTGGACAGATGAGCGTAGTTTGTTAATCGCTGCTAAACCTAAGAAGTTAATCGTTCCACCTGCATTGCAGTTCGTTGCTACCCGTCTCTTAGAGACCCAGCTTCGTGTTGCTACCGCAGACAACGACATTAACGCTATCGTAAACAATGGTTCGATCCCAGATGGTTATTCAGTAAATAACTACCTGACCGACCCAAATGCTTACTTCCTCTGTACTGATGTTCCAAACGGTATGAAGCATTTCATTCGTACTCCTTTGAGCAACAGCATGGACGGTGACTTCGATACTGGTAACGTACGTTACAAGTCTCGTGAGCGTTACAGCTTTGGCTGGTCTGATCCCCTCGGTATGTGGGGTTCACAAGGCGCTTAATTGTGCTAAAAAGGGGAGCCAAAAACTCCCCTTTTTGTTTTATTTGTAGTAAGATTTAAATATCTGGGTAAACCAGCTTATTAGACTGCCCCAGCAGACGCATACAAGACTAATGAGCTTAACTCTGTATGGAGAATTATTATGGCACGTACTACCTTTTCGGGTCCAGTGGCATCCGACAACGGCTTTATCACTGATATTACAAATACCTCAACAGGTTCATCGACATTCAATGCTAGTACTACTTCTGTCACAATGACGGGTGTTGGCGGCACGGGTGGACGTACTTTGTTTGAGATGGATACCAACGTAGCTTTGGGTTCGTTTTCTAACGCCCTAAAAGCTCAAGTTACCTATGGTGCTACAGGTCGCACGACTGGTCTAGGTTCAGCTTTTGTTGCTGAGTTAACCCTATCGGCTGGCACTTCTTCAGGTACTTATGCTCCTATTGAAATTGAACTTAATGCTCCAGCAAGTGCATCAACTGGAACCCTTACGAGCTTTATCCACGCATCAACCCAAGGCGCTAACGTAGCTGCAGTTGACGATAATGCCGTGTTCTTTAATCTTCAGGGTGTAACAGCAGGTTCTGGACACATTTTCCAAACTGGTACAACGCTTGGAACTGCAGGAGCTACTATTAAGGTTAGGGTTGGTAATACCAATTTCTTCTTGCCCCTTTACGCTACTCAGATCACCTAATGGCTGTGCTAGATAAAGAATACCTGTTGGATTTAAGAAATCAGGCACTTGAGCAACGGCAAAAGTACTCAGATCTTATTCAACAGGCTAACGGAGCAATTGCAATGGTGGACGTGTTGTTAACCGAATTAGACCGCCCACTAGCAGAACATAAAGAGGATTAATTATGGCAATGCAATATGACGTAAAGTCAGCACACTCAAGCGCATCAGGTGTAGCGGTGGGGTATAGAACTCGCTTAAAAGGGGTTCTTATGTCCCCTTCTGCGTCTACAACAGTTAATTCTATTTTTGCTAATAACGTCAGTGTGTCTGGGACTTATGATGTTCCAGGAAGCACTGTTTGTACTGTGACTATTAATAATCATGGGTTAGCAGTCGGGGACAGGGTTTATTTAAACTTTACCTCTGGGTCTGCTGCTGATGGTCCGTATGATGTAGCTACCGTTGGCACAAACACATTTACAGTTGCAGTGGCTTCAGCAACAACTAATGGAAATGTAACGATGTACGCAAGTATTTTGGTTGAGCTTGACTGTTCTTCTGCTACGGCTTTTTATACACTGATTCCAGGTGAAGGTATTTTAGCGACAGATGGTATTTATGTTGGTTTACCAGCTTCGGTAACAACTACGCTGTTTTACGGATGACACTATGCAGCAATATGACGTTAAATCGTATCATGCTTCAGCATCTGGTACTGCCACCACAGAGTCTGTTCGTCTAAAAAATGTAACAGTTACTAGCGGTACGGTATCGGCAAGAAACATGGCGGTTGCAGACCCAGCAGTTTCAAAGTCAGGTACTTGGAGTAGAACTGGAACAACGGTTACGGTGACAATTAATGGCAATGGTTTGGTAAATGGTCAACGAGTATTTTTAGATGTTGCGGCTGGAACAACCATGCGTGATGGGGTATACGAAGTATCTAACGTAACAGCTAATACATTTACAGTAACTTCCGTTACATCTGGATCTGCTACTGGTACAGTAACAATGTACACAAATATTTATGTTGAACTTGATACATTTAATACAGTAGGTTTACCTGTTAAGATTCCAGGCGAAGGTATTTACTGCCCTAACGGGATTTATGTTGGGGTTGGTCCAAGCGTAACAGCAACGGTGATATATGGATAATCCAACGCAAGCTCAAGGTTCTTTTAACTTAGTAGGTAGGAAGGTCATGCTTGGTCTTCCCGCTTATGACTTTAAAGTCTCAGTCAAACTGGCTATTGCTATGGCTCAGTTTGCTGTAGAAGCTCCTAAGCACGGAATTGATATTCAGATTTGCAACATCTCTGGATGCTCAGTTGTGTCTCGTGTCAGAAACTTAATTGCTAAAGACTTCTTAGCGTCAGACTGCACAGACTTAATGTTTATTGATTCGGACATTACGTTTAACCCACAAGACATCTTCCGTCTAATGGCGTGGAATACTGACCCTAAGAAGGGTATCGTAGGCGGAGTTCCTGTTGCCCGTAAAAAAGGTCAGGTCTATATATCGACTTTAGAGCAAGATGCTGATGGCGGGATTTATATGAATTCCTACGGATTAGTTAAGGCTAAACGGATTGCTACCGCTTTTATGTTGATTCGTAAAGACGTATTTGAGACCCTCAGAGACAACCATCCTGAGTGGAAATACCACGATGACCGAGTAGTAGACGGGCACCCAGACAAGTTTTGCTATTCATTCTTTGACTTCAAATCCACTCCAGAAGGCTATGTAGGCGAGGATTATCTTTTCTGTGATCGTGCTACGGCTCACGGTTACGAAGTATGGATTGACCCCACCATTAAGCTAGGTCATCTAGGAATGGAAGAGTTTGCAGGTTCTTTTGGAGAAGAGTATCTCTATCCTCTTATTAGACCTCTTGATGCTAAAAAGGATGTTGCATAATGGCTAAGACCCCTGCATGGACTCGTAAGGAAGGTAAAAACCCTGAAGGTGGTTTAAACGCTAAAGGTCGTGCCTCCTACAATGCAGCAAATCCTGGCAAACCTGGCTTAAAACGTCCTCAGCCAGAAGGCGGTTCAAGAAAGAAGTCATTTTGCGCCAGAATGTCAGGTATGAAGAAAAAGCTCACATCTGCTAAAACCGCTAACGATCCAGACTCACGCATTAACAAGTCTTTACGGGCTTGGAACTGCAAAGAAGGCGGATCAGTTCGTGGTGGTGGCTGCGAGATTCGTGGCAAAACTAAAGGGAAAATCGTATGATTGACGAAAACGAACCCTACAGACTATACGACAATAAAGAACGTGCTTTTGTAAATCAAAAAGAGTACGCTTCAGAAGCAACGGCAAACAAAACCGCAGAGCGTAAAAATTTAGAACATGGATCACATAGGTATTCAGCCGAAAAATATAGTGATATTGTCCAACGCAATACCCCAACAGGCGGCGGCGGAGCAATGCCTAAGTCAAATAGAGACATCACTAAGAATTACAAGTCAGGTGGCAAAGTATCTTCTGCTTCTAAACGTGCTGATGGCTGTGCTATTAAAGGTAAGACCAAAGGTAAGATGGTATGAGCCAAGAAATGTTACTTTTATGGAATGCAATCCTATCATTAGCGGGGGTTCTCGTGGGTTTATGGGCAAAAGAAAAATCTGCTGAACTCGCCCGTATAGGGATTTTATTAAACAAGACTCGTGAGGAGGTAGCTCGTGAAAACGTTACTCAAGCAGAAGTTGACCGCATTATGCAGCACATTGATCAACGCTTTAACAAACTTGAAAGCAAGATTGACCAGCTTATTCAGGGGAAAATAAATGCCTAGTGTTTCAAAAAAACAACACGGATTTATGGCTGCTGTCGCTAACAATCCAAAATTTGCCAAAAAGGTTGGCGTATCTAAATCCGTAGGAGAAGAGTTTATGAAAGCAGATAAAGGACGTAAATTCAGAGCTGGTGGCTTAAAAGAAGTTGATTCTGATAGCAACCCAGGATTATCCAAACTGCCCACAGAAGTACGCAACAAAATGGGCTATATGAAAAAAGGTGGTAACGTGAAACATTCAGATATTTCTAAAGATAAACCAATGATGAAGAAGGTTGCTGCTAAAGCCGTTAAAGGTCATGAGAAGCGTATGCACAGCATGGCTAAAGGCGGTGGCATTGAGATCAAAGGCAAGACTAAAGGCAAGATGATTAAAATGAAATCAGGCGGGAGAACTTGCTAACATGAAAAAGAAAGTCCGTAAATTCCAAGAGGGTGGTTTTAGTGCCGAACAAGAGGAATGGTTAGGCGGTGCTGACCGCACAGATCCATACATTTTGGCTCGTATGCGGAAAGCTGTTCCTGATCGTGTGGGTACGAAAACCACCGAAGTTGGTGATGATTCTCCTGCTGGTAAATCTGGCTATGGAGAGCAAAACGAATTGCCAGAGTTTGCAGAAATAAAAAAGACTGTAACTCGTGTATCTGCTCCTAAGCCTACTTCCAAGCCTACGACAAAACCATCTACACCACCAACGATGCCTCAAGAAGAGAAAGATCGTTTGGCTAAGTTAGAGAAAAATCAAGGTTTAATAAATGTCAGCCCTGAAGACTATATTCCGGGAGTTGGCATGGTTAAAGGGATGATCCGTAAAGGTCTTACTGGTCTCATGAAACCCCGTATGAAAACATACACAGCTTCAGAATTTGAGGCTATGACTCCTAAGTTATCTAAGCCTCCTGTTCCAAGATTAAGCCGTGATAATTTAAAATTAGGTATGAAAAAGGGCGGTTCAGTTAAAAAGATGGCAAGCGGTGGAAAAGTATCCTCTGCTTCTAAACGTGCCGATGGTTGCGCAATCAAAGGCAAAACTCGTGGAAGGATGGTGTGATGCCTAATTATCGTAAACCTACTGACAAAGAGACTGAGAAGCTCAACAAATCACGTAAAATGATGGTTGAGGGTATTGAGGGTGAAAAGGATCTTCTTTCCAAAATTTCAACAACGATGGCTAAAGATGCTCGTGACCAAATAAGGGCTGGCAAAGCCTTACGGGAAACTGTGCCTGCTTCTGCCAGAGAAGGCGAAGCATATCAAAGTGCTGGTTACAAAAAGGGTGGAAAAGTGAAAAAGATGCGTAAATTTGACGAAGGTGGATTTACTTCTGAAAGAACACCAGAGCAACGTGCTTTAAGTATTGGATTTAAAAAAGGTACTCCAGACTATGAAAGTGCAGTAGAAACATTATCTGGTAAAAAAGCATCTAGTTTTCCACAAGCACATGATAAAGCACAGAGATTCGGCTTAGAACCAGGATCAGAAGATTATCGTAAGGTTGTGGATTCGCAAATGCGTAATCCAGCAGAAAGAAGCAGAAATCAAGCACTTGAAAAAGTAAAAAGTACCGCTATGGCTGCTGGAAAAAGGCTTATGGATATGACGCCCCAAGGTAGAATTGCCAAAGATGCGGTAAGTATGGCCAGAAAATATCCAAGATACTCTGAGGGTGAATCATCTTTTGAGCAAGAAATGGGTATGAAAAAAGGCGGTAAAGTATCTTCAGCATCTAAGCGAGCTGATGGTATTGCTATTCGTGGAAAGACTAGAGCGTAATGCCAATAGAGCCTATTGACCCCTCTAAAAAGGTTGGAGATGGTAAGAGTGATAAATACACTCCTCCCAAGGAAAAGTTCGGCCCTAGCGAGTACGATAAGGCGGCAGAAAAAGTGAAGCAAAATAACGAAAAAGCTAAGGCTGAAGCAAGTAAAATGGCAGAAGAGCAAAGAGCTAAAGCTAAAGCTGAAAGCCCACGCACTTATACCGAAAGGCTACAAGATATGGGCAGACTATCTAAGCCTACTGGTGGCGGTGGCGGTGGTGATTTTACTGGTATGAAGGGTCTAGATAAACCGTTTAAAGCTGGTGGCAAAGTTTCTAAAGTATTGAAAAGTGCTGGTTTTTATGCAAAAGGCACAACTAAGTCAGAACGAGAAAAGATTGTCAGTAAAGCAACAACTAAACCCCAGAGAATATCTATGGTTGAGAAACTATTTTCAGCCAAGAAAATGAAAGCTGGTGGCATGGCTTCTAAACGAGCAGACGGTATAGCAATTAGAGGAAAGACAAGAGCATGAGACCAAGTCGTGGGATGGGGGCAATTATGCCAACCAAAATGGGCAGAGGAGTTAAGAAAGCTCGTAGGGACGATACTGACTTTACTCAATACAAAGAAGGCGGTAAAGTCAATGCTGCGGGTAATTACACTAAACCCAGTTTACGTAAACGGATTGTTTCTCAGGTAAAAGCAGCTGCAACACATGGTACTGGCGCAGGTCAGTGGTCAGCTAGAAAAGCGCAGTTGGTAGCTAAAAAATATAAGGCAGCTGGCGGTGGCTATAAATGAGTGGATTGGCAAAATCTCAGCGTTCTTTAAAGGCTTGGGGAGAACAGAAATGGACAACCAAGTCAGGGAAGAAGTCGTCCGAGACGGGCGAAAGATACCTGCCAAAAAAAGCAATACAGGCACTAAGCCCAGCCGAGTACGCAGCAACAACACGAGCAAAGCGGGCGGGCAAAGCACAGGGAAAACAGTTCGTGCCACAGCCCAAAAAGGTAAAAGCAAAAGTAAAACCATATAGGAAAATATGAGTACTTCAGGAACTTCTGCGTTTAATCTAGACCTTAATAACCTCATTGAAGAGGCTTTTGAGCGTTGTGGTACGGAATTGCGTACTGGTTACGATATGCGAACTGCCCGCAGATCCCTGAACCTATTGACGGTTGAATGGGCTAACCGTGGTATTAACCTCTGGACAATCGAGCAGGGTCAAATTGCAATGGTTACTGGGCAAGGTATCTATCCTATTCCAGTCAACACAATTGATCTATTAGACCATGTAGTCCGTCAGAATAACGGTGTTACCAGCAATCAGATTGACATCAATATTAGCCGTATTTCAGAGTCTACCTACTCTACGATTCCTAATAAGCTAACTACTGGGCGTCCTATTCAAGTTTGGTTTAACCGCCAGACAGGACAGTCTAATTCGACCGCTGTGACCTTAAACGGCACGATTGATGCTGTGACCACATCTATCACCGTTAGTGACGCCAGCGCCCTTCCAATCGGTGGATTTGTCAAAATTGACAATGAGACAATCAGCTACGCTAACGTAGTAGGAAATGTATTAACCAACTGCTACCGTGGTCAAAACGGCACTACAGCGGCTGCTCATACAACAGGTGCGGCTATTACGATACAGAACCTTCCTTCTATTAACGTTTGGCCCACGCCCGATGCTGGTGGTGGTCCTTATACCTTTGTGTACTGGAGGTTGCGTAGGATTCAAGATGCTGGATCTAATGGAGCGGTAGAGCCTGATATTCCCTTTCGCCTATTACCTTGTATGGTGGCAGGATTGGCTTTCTATATGGCTCAAAAGCTACCAGATGGACAGGCACGAGTGCAATTTTTAAAGCAAGAATACGAGGAGCAGTGGCTCATGGCTTCTACGGAGGACAGAGAAAAAGCCGCTTCTAGGTTCGTTCCTAGGACGACCTTCTATGCCTAATAAATTTAGTAGTGGAAAATTTGCGATTGCCGAATGTGACCGATGCGGTCAGCGGTATAAGCTAAAAGAGCTTAGAAAGTTAATTGTTAAGCAGCAAGTAAAAAATATTAAGGTTTGCCCTAGCTGTTGGGATCCAGATCAGCCACAGTTGTCGTTAGGTATGTACCCAGTGGACGATCCACAGGCTGTACGGGAACCACGCCCTGATGTAAGCTATACAGTATCTGGAACAAGCGGTTTACAACTTAACGGAAGCAACGATAATACTGAAGCTGGTGTTGGTTTTCCAGAGGGCGGTAGTAGGATTTTCCAGTGGGGATGGAACCCTGTTGGTGGGTCTAGAGATGATGGATTAACCCCCAACAACTTAGCCCCAGAAGGTCAGGTAGGTAGTGTAACGGTAACAACAACATAAGGAGTTGAAAATGTTTAAGAAAAGCGCAGATGGAATTGCTAAAAAAGGCAAGACTGAAGGCAAGAATTTAGGTGACTCAGGTCCTACAGTCTTGGGCATGAAGGCAAAGCCAAAGATGGGCGGTAAAGACCAGATGGTAATGAAGAAAATTGGACGTGGTTTAGCAAAAGTCCAAAACCAAATGATGCGTAAATCCGCAGGAAGAGGTCGATAATGGCTAAGTTCTCTAAAAAAGTTATGGGCAAGGAAGTTGGAGACGCTAAAGTCTATGCTACTCCCCATACAATGAAGGGCAAGACAATCTCTGCTAAAGGACTAACTTCCAAAGGTATGACTGGCGCAGAAGAAATGGCTACTATGGATATTTCTGTTGGCGGGATTAGTAAGTTTAAGGGTAAACCTATAAACCAATACGGCAAGATTGAGATGCGTGGTGCTGGTGCAGCAACTAAAGGTCGTATGTCTAGTGGGAAGATGGGATGAATTACACGCAGTTAACTACTGCCATTAAAGGCTTTGCTGAGAATGACTTCCCAGCGACAGTCGGGTCGTTTACGTCTGCCGAGCAGATTGCTAGGTTTGTACAGTTGGCGGAGCAACGCATCTATAACATGGTGCAGTTACCTGCTATCCGCAAGAACGTTACGGGTGGTCTTACCACGGGCAATAAGTACTTAGCAACTCCTTCTGACTGGTTATCTACCTTTAGCCTTGCAGTAATTAATACGGCAAACGAGTACCACTACCTATTGAATAAAGACGTTAACTTTATCCGTGAATCCTACCCAGACACGGATGCAGCCTTCTACGCCAAACCAGAGTATTACGCTGTATTTGACGACAACACCTTTATTCTTGGACCTACCCCAGACGCAAACTATGCCGTAGAACTGCATTATTTCTACTATCCAGAGTCTATTGTGACGGCAGGTACAACTTGGCTTGGAACAAACTTTGACTCTGCGCTCCTTTATGGGTCTTTATTAGAAGCAGCTTTATTTATGAAGTCGGACGCTGATACTATGACGGTCTATAAATCCCGTTATGACGATGCAATGGCAGAACTCAAGCAATTAGGCGATGGTAAGAACCGTCAAGACGCCTACAGAAGTGGACAAGTAAGGTATCCAGTCAGATGATTAGTGTACAAGGGCTAGGCGAGTCTAGCGGGATTCAAGTATTTACAAAAGACCACGGTGGCTTTACTCCAGAGGAAGTTGCTGAACGGGCATTAGACAAAATCATTCAGGTGGGAGATCAGTCTCATCCCTTGGTTCGGGAGCAGGCGACTGCTTTTCGTAATCATATTCGGGAAGTTCTAGTCTTTTACATGAATGAAGTAGTAAAATTTGATCGTGTAACACTAGCTCACAAGCTAAGGGAAGCTGGTCATCCTGAATTAATTAAACTTTTAGACGAATAGGAGTCCAAAATGGCATTTACAGGCAACTTTATGTGTACTAGCTTCAAAGTACAGCTAATGACAGCAACGCACAACTTTACAACTGGTACT